GCTGTTGCAACAGTTCCTAAAACACCTAATAAAGCTTCTTTAGGACCAACTCCAAACTTTTGAAATACCATGGCTAATAAAGCAAATGGAATTGCAAAGACAAGTATGGCTAAACCTGCTTTTAAGGTTTCAATTGGATCTGGTCCTTTTAATCCACTTAATGATTCTGCAGCTTGTGAAAATACCCAAGCAACACCGGCGATGGCAATAGCAATTAATGGAATTGCAATAGCTCCATAAAGTAATTCTTGTGGACTAGCTCCTTTAACAGCTTTCATTACAAAATAGAATGAAACTGCAAATAAAGCAACCGCTGTACCTGCAACTAAAGACCATGTCATATCTGGAGCTTTATATTTACCATCTGGTAAATATTGAAATGCATAAGACAAGCCAACAATACCCAGAGCTATAGCTCCAATTGCTAATGAGCCAAACATAATTTGTTTAAGAGAAGCGCCTTGAACAGCTTTCATAATTAAAAAGAATGAAACTGAAAATAAAGCAACTGCAAAACCAACTTGAAGCGACCATAATAAATCTGGAGCTTTGTATTTGTCAGGTAACATTTGAAATATCAAAGCCGTTCCAACAATACCGGCAGCTACTCCAAGAAATGAAAGTACTACCATGCCCATATCTTTAACACCTAATTTATTATCTTTGATTGTTTTTGCAAATAAGACAAATGCATAAGCTGATGGAATCATAATAAGTCCTATGGCTAATGCAGTTAAGAATTGTCCAGCGCCAATAACAGGCATAAACGATAATACCGCACCTGATAAAACTAAAGCAACTGAGATACCAACCATTGTTAATAAGGTTGCTCCCATGATAGAGAACATATTGCTAGTATCTGGTTTTGAGCCCGAGAAACCGCCATAACTTGCATTTATAAGTCCTTGATTTTTACCAAGAACATCGGCGATTTTAATAAAAACGGGTGCCACTAAAGCTAATGTAGCTGCTACGGCAAGCGCAGACAACAGTTGCATTGGATTTAAAACTGGCATAAACATAAATATACCTGCAGCTGAAACTAATGCAGCCGCAACGCCTATAATCATTACAGCAGTCAAACCAGTGTCTTTCATAGACATTGGTTTAAATCCTCCAGAGCTTTCTACTCTTTCGTCTCTGCCAGAATTGTTACTACGATTTTTAGATTCTTTAATTTGATCTTTGATTAAAGATTTAATGTCCTTTAATATTGAAGTTTGTGTAGATAATTCAGAAGCCATATCATTAGCGGCCGATTTTAAATCTACTGTTAGAACTTTATGAATATCTTGCGTTAATACCAATTCCGCTTCTGAAACTGCGGTTAATTTATCTAACGGTGAAAGTAATGACTGAAGCGCCTGTACGGGATTAAATTTCATTTATATCTTTATATCTTTTATATAGCTTTTACTATATATTAAAAACTCCATCACTTAAGTGACGGAGTTCTCATTGTTGGCATTTTAATATTTGGTATTTTCATACCGCTCATCATTTCTGATGTTGAATCTTGTTGACCTTTGTTTGCCTCTTGTTCTTTCTTTAAATGATCTGTTAGATCTCTGAGTAAGTAGTGGTATTCATAGAATTCCATTTTTTCAAGCTCAGATGGTTGTATATGTAAATGTAAATATACGTAAAACTTTGTCTTAAAGAAGTTCTCCAGCGAAATCTTGAACAATGAAAAGAGATTTGATTCCGTCACGAAAGCTGATTGGGACCACCTCCTCGTCGTCCCCGATCTTCACTAACATGTTTGGCTGAATTCCAGTCTTCATTTGTTCTGCTAATTTATAAATCAAACTATATTTTTTGTTTGACCATCCATTCATGTCAACTTCAAATCTGAAGATGTCATTATCTGTAAATCCTCTCCATTCTCCAACTAAATAAGGCATTATTTGTAGAACAGATTGATCGATTTTACCACCTGTTTTTTGTCTCTCTCTGATATATGCTGTCATTTTTTGCATAACACCGATAGTTGGTGGTTTCATTTCAATTGTACCAAATGATTTGGTTTCAATTAAAAATGATTTAGATTCCATATCATAGTACTTGTCTAATGTTTCTGGAATTTTAAAGTATTGAAAGTATTCCTTTTTAATTTCAATAGTGTGCTTTTCTCCGTGTTTATCTAAATGATCCACTGTTAATTTAGATTCAGGTTCTGGAAATGTTAAATCTCTGATAGAAAGAATTACATAAAATCTGTCTTCTTCACAAAGATCTTTGTATGACATTTTTTTAGTTCCTGATAAAACTCTTGTACAAGACTCTACGATATTATTTAATTTATCGTCAACGTCTAAAACATTAGTTTCGTCAATAGTTGAAAAGTGTCTAATTTCTGCAACCTTTGCAGAACGAATTGAAATTTCTGTTCCTTCTGGGTAAAACATACCACCTGAAGGTAAATTAATAACTGGAATCGGGTGATAACCTAAGTGGAAATCAGCGTCTTCTGCTTTTTGTGTGGCGAATCTGTCCATTTGAACTTTACCTAGATTTACAGGCTCTTCAATAACAGTTTCGCTAAGTGGTAACTCTTCTCTTTGTTTAACAACATTTTCATATTGTTTATCTAGATCTAAGTTTTCATTCTCGTTGTTTTGCATTACTTTTTAGATTTAAGTTTATTAATTTTATTTTTGTCCCATATTTTACTCTCATCTGAGCGACTATCTATTTCAAGGCGAATTAGCTCTCTAATAAAAGCTGAAATAGAAATGGGTCTTTCTTCTCGTTCAATTGCGTCATTTAATATAATGCGATTAAGTACAAAGACTTCGTCTTCGCTTAAAAGCACTTGCAATTTTTTAGTTAATTTATCTTTAGACATGTAGATTATGTTGATATTATATTATATATTTAAATCAAAAAATAAGGATGGGATTTTGAGTGTCCCATCCTTTAATGTTGTTATGCTAATACTTCTTTCCAAGTATCACATCTCCAAATAACTTCTAAAGATTCTGGTTCTGCTTCAGCGTATGACAATTCAGCAGTAAATCCTAGAGCACTTGTGATAAAACAATCTTCTAAAGTTACTGTTCTATAAATATCTCCAGCTCTATTGAACTGAACGATAACAATAGTACCTACGTAATCTTTTTTAAGACCCATAACACCAGTTTGAGGATCAAACTGTTTGTTATACCATTGTCTCATTGTTTTATACAAATATGCTTGGTTAGCATTGTTTAAGTTTAATGAAAAATTAATAGTTACATCTACTGAAGTTTCACTAGGCATACCAGCGAAAGATCTTGTAGAGAACTTAAATTTTTGTGCAACCGCTTCAATTCCTTTGTATAATTCTAATCCTGAGATTGTGTTTACGTGTTGAATTAATAAAGGAGCATCTGCTACTCCAGTCGGAGGCAATACAGTAACTTCGAATAAATTCTTTTGTACTGGTTCATATTGTTGACCTTTCTTTGCAGTCTGGTCTTGCGAATAGTGTGGTAAAGCCATTTTACTTTATATTATTTTTATCTTATGTTTTATATATCAATTAAGAAAAGTTTCCAGTTTTGATTTCTCCTGTGTTTAAGATTGTAGTTCTGTGAACAACAACTTCTAAACCTTTAACTGGTTCAACAAAAGTATCAATAATACCCATATTGTGGTCGATAACATCATCTGTGTTATTAGTTTGATCCATAATATTTTGGAAATCGTAAATACCTGTGTCAGCTTTTACAGATTGCATAAATGCGTCTGCTAAAGTTTTGATTTCTAATCTTGTTTGAGCTGTATTAAATTCAAATACGTAGTTTTTAAGGATGTTAGCCATACCGTCTTGGATATAGATTAATACCTCTCTTACGTGAGCTGAAGATAATGCAGATTTAACTGATTGTTGAGCTGTTTTATTACCTAAGATAGTTAATCCTGCACCTCTTTGGAAGACGATTGGGTTAATACCGAATGGTTCTAAAATATCTCTGTCAGCTTTGTCAAACGCGTATTCTACACCTACTACATTAGCTCCTGATACAACACCTCTTCTAGGTCCTGCAACGATTGACCAAGGTAAAGCGTTGAAATATTTGTCAATAAAGTTATTAGATACGTAAGCTGCTGGTGGAACAATAGTGTCTTTACCATTTTCTCTTACTAATAAACCTGGTCCATAATAGAATGCGTAATTAGCTCCATCATTGATAGAAGGTAAAGCATATAATGAACTTGGGTTTTTATCTAAATTACCACCATCTTGGATGTAAGCAACTTTAAATTCATTGTTATCATTTTTAAATGATGGATCAGTTGATTTTTTGAAATCTGAAACTGTAGGAGCATTTAAAATAGCTACTGCATTTTGTCTTTCGTGTGCTAAGAACGATAATTCTTTTTTGTTTAAAATAGAACCATCTTCATAAGATGCGAAAGTATCTACAATATATCTAAAATCAATAACATCTTTGTCAACTAAAGCTGCGAATAAACCAGTTCCTGTTAATTGAGATAAAACTCCAGAAATTGTTTTAGATGCTATTGTAGCTTTTTCTAAAACTAAAGGTTTGTAAGAAACTGTAGCTTCTTCAAATGAAGTGTTATAGAATCCTGACCATGTAGCTGCAACCGGTTGACTACAAGTTACTGTCCATACATTTCCTGATCTTTGTACTCTTTGTACTTTAGCTAATCTATTAGATGCTAATGCATCAACATAATGGCCTTTTTTAATTGGGAAAGCATCTGCTTCAGCAGGAACTGCGAACGTCATTGTAAATGTAGATGCATTGTTTGCATAAACATCGCCGTCATAAGCAATAGCTTTAGGGTTAACTGAATTGTCAATAACATACGACAATGCTTCATAGTCTAAAGTTTCATCATAGATATGACCAACTAAATCAACTTTAGTTCCATTCTCATCAGTTACTAAATCTTCGTTAACTGCACAGAATAAACCTGTTCTTCTAGCTTCTTGGTTAATACCCGCTTCAATGTATAAGTTTCTTCCTTCTAAATCTTTAAAGTTTGGAATTAATGAACCAGTATATTGCGCTAATAATGTAACTTGTCTTAAAGCAGAAAATTCATTTAATTTTCCTTTGATTAAACCATTTGCATCAAAAAATGCACCGTAGATTGGATCTGTGTCCATATCTGCTGGGTTAAATTTACCTTTGAAAACAAATACATCTACCATGAAATCTGAAACTAAATCAAAATCATTTAAGAATGCAGGAACATTACCTTCACCGTACCATTCTCTTGCAGAAATTTCAAAAGATGTAACGTCTTGTGCTTTTCTTACAATAACTGTGATAGGTTCTTGTTTAATATTGATAAAGTTTAAAACTCTATCATTGTCAAGATTTCCAATTGTATCTAAAACTGCTTTATCTTCTGGGAACCAGAATTTATCAACATTAAAATAGCTAGCTAATTCATTAGCGCCATCCAAAGCTGAAATAGAATCAACAGAACCGTTAGTTACTGGAGATTGGAAAGCAATAGTATCGTTTACGTTAATATCTGCGATATTTAAAGCTAAAATTGGACCTCTACCCAAAGTAGCTAATGCTGATCTATGGAAGAACATACCTAATTTTTCTAAATTCGTGTCAATTGAACCGAAAATAGCATTAAATTCTTCAGCAGTTTTTACGAAAACTGGTGTGTTGTAAGGACCTTTTTTAGAATGTCCAACTACTAATCTGATTGTCTGAACGTTGTTAGTTGTTGTTTGAGACTTGTCAAATTCAAGTCTGTAAACACCAGAACTTTTAAAGTTCAATAATTGAGGACTAAGTGCCATAATTTTATAAGTATTTTTTTATCTTTAGACTATATATCAATGTAATATTTGCAATTTATTATTTTAAAAGATCATAAATATCATATTGAAGATCTCCCTGTGAATCTGTGTCTTTAAACAGCGTTTGTTCCATGTAATCATGTAAATTTTCATCGATAACGTCTAATAATTCTTCAACAAAATCTGCATAATCTGTAGTTCCATAGAATTCTGTGGCGTTAATGGCTGTCATAATAGCATCATCGTGGCCCATTTGAGCTCCATAACTACCATTTTTTAAAGTTCCAAAAAGAGAAGCTTCATTAACAGTGTCTATATCGTTAATAAAAATTCTATTAGCTTCTATTAATTTTTTAAAGTTTTGACAAAAGACAGCTTTATTATCTGCTTTTAATCTTAAACCAGCTTTTAATGTTTTAGAATCGTGACGGTGTTTAAATCTTAAGACCATCTCATCTTCAAATTCATTTCTTTGAGGAAATACTGTTTGTAAATATTGTAACAAGATACTTCCGTATGTGTTAAATTCAATAACCATTTTAACGTTTTCTGGATTAAAGACTTCACATGCTAATGTATATAAAATCTTAGCAAAATCTTCAATAACGTGTTCATTTGATTTAAATATTGCAACTTGATTGATTCTAAAGAAGTCATACATTGCTCCAGGGTTTGCAATTTTATCTATGTGCTTTTTGCTCATAGGTTCTACTTCAAAAACATTAATAATAGAATAGTCGCCTCCGTTACCTTCTGCAATATCTACAGAAAATAACCAGCGTTTATCTTCTAAAATAGTTGTGTCTAAATCAAAATCTGGGTTCCACATCAAATAACCATTCGTATCGATGTGTATATTTTCAAAGTCTTCTAATTCATGATGAATAAATTTCTTTGCCTTTTTTCTCATGGTTGCCATTGAGCCTGGAGATAATAACAGCGTAGATGATGAAACGAATTCATTTCCGTACTGTCTATTAAATGCATGATCAGAACCTAGGTTTTTAAGTTCTCTTTGATACCACGCATCATCTCTATCAGGGTGTTGCCACCAGTCAATTCTTAATGGTGTATATGCATTGTCGCCTTTTTCTGCAGCTGACCAAATTTCATAGAACTTATTAAATCCATTTGGTGTAGAAGTAATATTGATCCTTGAGATTTTAGAAGCCGATAAAGTAGGATAAACGTTTTCATAGAATGAATCTACGATATTAGATTGAACGTGGGCAAACTCATCCAGATATAAGTTATGGATGGTAAAACCAATACCCGCTTTAGCTGTGGTAGCTTGACCAACTAAACGACAACCATTATCGGCTCTAACGTTCATTACGTCATATTTGATAATTCCAGGTTTCATATAAAATGGAACGTGTTCAATTACAACTTTAGCTTTATCAATAATCTCTTTAGTTGAGTCTGCCTTATTGGCTAAAAGTAATGTGTTTTTATCATAGTTGAAAATAATATACCATGCATTGAAAATAGAAGCCGTAACTGTTTTACCCATTTGGCGAGATGCCAATACGATATTAAATCTATTATCCTGTAAGTTACGTAACATAACTTTTTGATATTCTCTAAGTTTTACTTTTTGAATACCATCATCAGTCATTACTACTGCGTATTTCTCAGCAAAATAAACAATGTCCTTGGCACATTTAGCTATTTCTTGGATTTCAGCGTCTGTATATTCAAAAACAATATTACCTTTTTTAAGGTGCTGTTTACCTTCATAAAAAGGTGAACTAACATTTGGCTTATAACCTTTATCTAATGCTAAGACATAGTCATTAACATTTTTTGTGGACCATACTAATTTTGCAGTTTGAACATCAGCTGATTCATTAGGGATCCATTTATTATCGCTTACATTTTCTGCCATATTAATCTTGTGTTATTATACCGAAAACCGTACCGCCTTGTTGTATAAATTTGATTGATTTTCCAAGTCTTTTAACAGATTTTTCTAGAAAAATTTTATATAATCTATCTCTTCCTACGCCTTTATCTACTCCGTTTTCTTTGGGTTCATATCTTATACCGCGAATACTTTCGTTGTTGTTTAAAATATTTTCTACAACATCAGTGATAGTTGACATTACACTAAACATTTCTCCTCTGTTGGTTTCATCATATTCTCCATCTGCTGTAAAATCAACATCTAAGAATGAATTTATATTTATAACAGTTAGCGTATATTCTAATTTTGACTCTGTTTTAAATTTAGCATAAAGTCTTTTATTAAACTCAGACATATCATTAAATTTACCAATAATCTTATATTTATATTTTTTAGAAGATGAATCTCCTATTTCAAATAAAAATTGTTCGAATAATTTTACATGCTTCATATTAATCTTCTGTATTTATTTCAGTATCTTCAATGTCTATTGTCTCTGCGTCTTCCGTCATACCTTCACTTTGTCTAATAAGACGCATAAGATCTTTTGTACCTCTTTGTACGTTTCCGTTTTCTATAGAACCACCTGAAGCTTGAATTTCTGTTTTATCTATATTTTTTCTATACATTTCAATATCTCTAGCAATACGCTTAGTAGATTCTTCAGTTGCCATCAAATACATCGTCTGTGATTTAATAACATCTAGCATAGATTTTTGTAATGTTGCTAAAACTTCAAACATTCTAGGTGCCATTTCACCGTCTTCTATAGTTTCCAATAAAATAGTAAGTGCTCTTTCGCCTGCTTGTAGTTGATAAACCAATGAACTCATTGTCATTTCGTCCATTTTCTTTTTAGCCATGACATATTCATCTTTGGTGATGATGTCTTCGTCTAAATAGAATTTCATTAAAGCTGTTATAGTTTTTTCTGCTTGTTTATTAGCAGCACTTTTCATTTCAGTAAAACTAACATTAGATCTAATTCTAGCAGGAGGTAAAACCGGGTCTTGATCTACAACATCTGTTATAGAATCATCTGTACCTATTAATTCGTCTAATTCTCTACGTATATCATCAGCCTGTTCGCTGATGCTTCTTTTCTTTTCTTCTGACATAATATTATATTATTTACTAGATATGTATCTAAAATTTATCTAGCGTTCTTGAATTTCTGGAAGCCAATAGAAGGAATAGCATTATCAATAATAAGAGCCAATTGATTATCTCTAACAACATACTGATTTAATACATTATGATGTTGTTCTAATTCTATTGGTTTTTCAAACATTCTAATATTAGTTATATGTAATTTTGCACCATTTAAATGATAATAAGTATCTGAATTCCACATCAACGCATTATTTAAATCTTTAGTTTCATGGAAAGCCGGAACTAAATTATTATCTTGTAATTGTGGAAGTCCTTCATTACTATTTGGATCTAATGCATACACATGAAGCGACATTTGTCTGTAAGTATTACTTGCATTTAAAATAAATGCATACCATTTATCTTTTGCGAAAACCATATTATGCGCATACGTATATGCAATACCATTGATAATAACTGTAAATGCAAATGGACTTACCAATAATCTAAATCCGTTAGACACTGCATAATCACCAAAGACAAAATAATCTTCAATATTATTTGCAGTTTCAAACTGTGGTGAAATCCATGCTGTTAAAGCAAAATCATCAGTAGCTTTTAAATTACTTTTCTTAACATATTCTAAAGCAACATTTGTTTTATCAACTTGAGTTAAATCATAATAGTTTTTGGAAACTACAGTCCATCTATTTTTTAAATCATAGTCAACAATCTTAATGTCTTTAGATTGAAATTGTCTAATACCATCTCTATATGAAGTAGAAACTGTTTGATATTGTTCTGGTTTTGTAACTTGATCTTGTACGTCTTTAATTTCTGCTCCAAATACTTCATCTATGCCTGTAACTATCATATCTGTTAATTCTGTAAATCCATCTGTATCAACTGCGTTTGACGCACTGTATTTTGTTAATTTAAGTTTCCAATAAGATATAGCTGCATTAAAACGATCTCCTAAAGAAACCGAGCTTACCGTGTACATCTTATTGATGATAGGAATAAACATATAGTCTTTATTTCTAGGCTGCTTACCATAACCAAAAGCGTGTTCAAATTCTTTTTTAACAATGTGAATTTCAAATTCTTCAAAATCCATACCAAACATATCATACGATATTGATGATTCTTGTGGAAATTCATTATCTGGTACTAAAATTTTAACTGTTTGTTCATCTGCAACATGAAATAAAGAATATTCCATTAAAATAACGTCTTTAGATCTTTGATCTGGTTCAGTTCTAAAATATTTAACTTGGTGGCCAAATATGTCTGACACCATATTAGATAATTGTAAATAAACCTGTTGAGATTTACCTAAATTATATGGTTGAAATTGATTGGTATCGTCACAGTTAACTCTAATGTTAGCGCATCCATTGTATAAATATGGATCTAAACAGTCTGTGCAAAACTGAGGACATGATTCTATAATACCATTATCTCTTTGTAAGGTATATGTTATAGATAATATAGTTAATGTGTTTGCTGGCAAAAGTGCTGCAACTTCACATTTTACATCTAAATATAATGGTTTTCTTGGATCAAACTCTAAATGTAATAGATCTCCAAAATTAATATCTTTAGTTAAAGGTCTAAATTCTGAATATGTTCCGCCACCTTGGGTTTGTGAAAATCTATACTCGTATTCAAAATAAGAATATTGATTTGGTTCTTTATAAAAAATAACGTTTGCTGCAGTAATAGGTGAAGGATCAACTAAAATTATATGATTAGCATCAACGACTGAATCTATTGTTAGAATATTATTACCTACTATTATTTTATCACCGGATTGATAGCCTAAAAAATTAGTTTGTGCGCCATATACATCAACTGAATCTAAAGTTAATGATATTTTACCAACTGTATTTAAATCAGAAAGTCCTACTAAAATATTCCAATCTAATACTTTTTGTACATTAGTATATGGATCTTTAATAGAAGCTATTAAAAAATCGCCGTATTCATTCGCTGTATATCCTTTAACCATTTGTGTTATCTATTTTAATTTCATCTTGCGGTTTATAAACTTCACCGGCAATCCAAGAAGCAACAAAGCCTGTCAATGATACAAAATAAATTGATAAATCAGAAAGATTTATGCCATTTAAAATACCTAAAACACCTGCAATTGCCCATAAAACAACTACAACATAAATCATAATTTCTCTTCTGGAATTTGGGCCAGGTAAAACTATACCTGTTTTTAAACTTGGTCTTTTTGTTTCTGCCCAAATATAAGTAGCAGCATACGCAGTTAAAGAACCGAAGTAAATAGCCATTTGCGGAAAATCAGCTTTTTGTAAAGCCCCTAAAATACCAAGGCCTATCCAAAATAAAATGATTGTGTACACTAGACCTTCTCTTTTACCAAAATTTCGTAAAAATGCAGGTCTATTAAACGCTGGTAATTTAAATTTTAAACTCATTAAACATTAGACTTTTTTCTTGAAGTATATATTCAAGAAATAAATCTAATAGTCTGTAACTAATAAAACTTCAGGATTATCCCCTTCTAACTTTTCTTCAACTGAGTCTAAAAATATAAGTACAGGTTCTACTTCAACAGTGTGCTTAAGAGCTTGTTGTTCTATAAAGCCATCTAATTTTGATAGGATATAGTTTAATTTATGCCTTTGATATGGTTTATTAGGCTCTAAGATTTTTAAATCTATTAAAACGTTATTGAAAATTTTAAGTTCATCTTCATCAAACATCTCAAATAATTTGTAAGTAACATGTAGAACTTTAAAAGAAAATGTAATTCTTGGACCATTTACTTTATCATCAATCATTCTAGAATAATTTTTACTTTTATCTAGAGTTAGCTTGATCCACTTTAAACGTGACATTTCTTTAAGCATTGTGTTAAAGAAATAGATTGAATTGGCATCTTTGTGCAAGAATTCTGATCCAATAGATTTAAATTTATTTAATTCATTTGGATATGTGGTTTCAATATGTTTCTTTAAATCTTTGGGCGAAACTAAAATTGATTGATCATTGACGTCGATGTAATTCAATGCGTTTTTAGCTCCTGTCCAGATTTTAAAATCATAGTAATTATACTTAAATAATATTACATCTATGATGTCGGTTGCGTCTAAAACAGAGAAATTTGTCATTAATAAACTTTAATTGTGGTTTCTAATTTACGCAATTCTTTTTCTAATTCATCTGGCGAGAATTTCTTTAATTCATTATATTCTCTCTTACCAATCTCATGAATCTTCATAAACAATTCTAAAGCAGCGTCGTTAGGTATATATTCATCCTTTTTAGGCGCTGCTTTTTTGGTCTTTGTGTAAATCCACATTGGTACAGAAGTAAATCTTTGGGCAACTAAGCTCCAACTATCAATCACTGAAGCACCGTTGATACCATTCTTATTGAACATTTGTGCATTTGCTGGAAACTTAATAGCAAAAAAACGATTAATCATAAAGTGATGTCTTCGTTTCGTTTGCTCTTTTATGTTTGCATAATCAGCTTTCTTTGTAAACATAATTTTTACAAAGTCAAATAATTTAGTATCGTCTAATTGCATATTGTTTTATTTAATCCATTCATTAAAGGCTATTTGATGTGCTTCGACTGGATCTACACCATTAGCCATTTCTTTTTCTGCGAAGTCTATAACTTCCCACTTTAAGTTATATGCGTTAGCTTCTAAAAGTATCAAGTCTATTTGTTCTTGATCTTCTTGTGAAATATGTGCCATATTAAAACAATTCGTTTAGATTTTTAGTCAAAGGCTTTTCATCAGAGACATCTAAATCAGAAAACGCATCATAACTTTTAGGTGCATTTTCAGCTTTAGTTGCCATCCATTTATTACCTTCTAGAATTCTTTCCATCTGTGTCAATTTGCTAAGCGTAGGCTCTATAATAACATCTTTTTCTATAGCAGATTGCATTTGCTCTTGAATAGGTTCTGGAATAGTATTATGGTGCAATAACATAATATCTAAGTTTTGATTAAATCTTAATTTAATTTGAGACTTAGAAGAGTTATTTACCACTCTATAAGTAATATCTACGATTTTATCAACTTGTGCATCACTAAACATGTGATCAATCACAAATGATTCTTCTTCTTTAAGATATTGATCTAATATTTTATCAGCTTGTTTTTGTGTAATGCTATAAGTTCTACCACCTTTAACCCAAGAAACTACAGATTTGATGTTATCTGATTTATCACCCATTAAAATCTTTTGAAAGATAAAATGATCACAATTAATTTCTTCTATTTCAATACCATTCTTTTTAATCCAATCCATAACGTCCATTCTCATTTTTTCTAAGAATGAAGTTTTACTAGCCAAATTAAAAAGTAAATCATCATCGTCTTCAGTTCTGTCGTCGATGTCTGTGGCGATCATCTTATTAAAGCCTTCGAATACAATTAATTTCTTTTTGGTATTGTAGTACCATAAAGTGTAACCGTCTGTTGCTTTAGAGTAATCTACTAATTGAATTAAATCTCTATCACCTGTCCAAACAATACAGTTTTTACCATTGGCATTTAAATAAGTCGACCATGCAAATAAGATGTCGTCGGCTTCTGCGCCTGGAATCTGCTCCACGATCACACCTTGTTTAGCCAAAACAGTTTTAAACTCTTCGTATATTTGATATACGCCGTCCCAACAAACTGTCTCGTTCTGCACTCTGGTGCCTTTGTACTCAGCTTCTGGAAAAAGGTCTTTACGCCATGACTTAGAATCAATTGCCAAGACAATACGATCCACAAATGGTTGCATTTTTCTAATTTCAGATGCAAAATCTATTGCCAATTTTCTCATAAATTGACCTTTGCTTTTATCGTCTTCTAGTAACTTTCCACTAGAAGGCTTAGGCATAACGAAAAGCCTACTGTATATGAAGTAGTTTCCGTCAATTAGTAATGTGTGTTTGCCTAGTCTCATTTCTTCTTCGTTGTTATTGTAAATATAACTATTTTCCACGATATGGTAAAATATTTTTAGATGTTTTTTCTTATGATCTTACAATTTCTTGTAATTTGTAAACACATGATAACATGGTAATGATTGGATCAATAACATGCACTCTTTGTGCTTGATGTTCTGCTACAGAAATTATAATTTGTGGAATAGATTTTACGTTGTTTGGCTTTTCTGTTTGAATGTATTCTACAAAATCAGATCCGAGTGATTGTAAAACATCATCTACTCTATTTGAGTATTCACTAACCAACAACTTATAATTCTTAACCGGGTCAGTTTCATTAAAGATTAGTTCAAATAGATCTTTGTAGACTGAATTAAATTTCTTAACGTCTTCTACCGTAATATTAGTAGTGCCGCTTGTTTTGTAACCTTGTAATTTATTTAAAGTGCTTCTTAAATCTGGAAAGTTTCTTTTAACAAATTCTACCAAAGCTGGTTTATCTATTGTCATTTCTTCCTTACCGCAAATTTCATAAACACGCTTGATATATTTTTTAGTCAATTCAGTCTCTTCTGATTTGTCAAAGTCAAAATTAATAACTTCAAAACGAGAAAGAATTGGATCTGGAATTTTATTTACATAATTACAAGTTGCAATAAATCTGCAATTAGCTGCAAATTGTTCCATTGTTGCTCTAAGAGCTTTAAAGAATTGATCTGATACACCATCAACCTCATCTAACAAAACTACTTTAAATTTGCCTTGATCATCTAAGACTGACATAGTTGAACAAAAATCAGTGATTCGAGTTCTAATAACTTCTACCGATGTATCTGTCGATGCGTTGATATAAAGATATGGTAAATTAAACTGATTAACAATAGCCTTAGCTGTTGAAGTTTTGCCTGTACCTGGACTTCCAGCTAAAAGCATGTTTTGGGTTAAACCATCTTTGAACTTATTCATTACTCGGTCTGGTAAAATTAAGTCCTCTAGATTTTTAGGTCTGTACTTTTCTGTAAATAGTGCTCGAATCATATTTTTATGTTTATACATGTTATATTAAACATGATAAATAAGTTTCAGTATGTCAGCAAAAAAGAAACATCCTAAAATAGAAAGAACTAATGGACCTTACCCAACTAATAGGTTTGGTATCAGGTTTACTACATTGTCAAAATCTCAAAAGAGATTGTTGATAGAAAATCCACTGCTTAAAGAAAGGTGCCAATCGGATGCTTTTGCATTAATATTATTTGAACAAAATTCATATTCTGTTAGTAGATTAAGCTCTACTAATAAATTATTCTACGATTGGTCTACTGGTGAAATTATACAAAAAGAGGATCTTATAGAAAATTACAATACAATTGATTGGTATTGTGCTTTGTCTGGCAATCCAATCAAAGCTAAAATGAGTGATTTTTCATTGGAAAACTTTGTCCATCCAGATTATCATGATGCTTTAAAGGCTCCGATGGTAGATTCAAGAATTTTAAAATCTTCAGTTGAGTTTCGCAAGAAATGCAAAGAACTCTTGCTGAATCAACAACAAGAGTTCTTTAGATTAGTTAAAAAAGGTAAAAAATCTTAACCCATTAATAATTTAAATTTATCAGATATACTTAAAAAACTTGATTCATTAATCATGTATTCTTTTTCAAGCTTTGAAATTTCCATTTCAAATAATCTACCTAATTCAGTTCCTTCTAATTGCCAGTTTTCTTTAGCGGCAATTTGATCTTTTAAATCTTTTAGTTTTTGTAATTTATCAGATGAAGATACCTTGTCTAATTGTTTCTTTTGTGCTTCAACACCTTTTTGTATCATAGCAATTTTATCATCGTCTTCTTTAGATCTCTTTTCTTTGTTTTTAAGCTCTTCGATAGCGCCTTCTAATTCTTCAATTTTATCTTTGATCTTTTTAGCTTCTGGATTATTTTGAACCTTTTCAGTTTCTTTTTTAATCATATCTTCCACTCTGTCTAATTTACCATCTTTGGTATTCTTAGTGGTTTCTTTTTCAGCATTTTTAGTGTCATCTTCTTTGTTAGCAGCTCTTTCCTGTCTTTTCTTTTCGTCGTCGTCTTCTTTTTGTTTTTTAAGAGCTTTTACTGCGTCAGACTCGCCATCACCATCATCAGAAGTAGGTTCTTCTTCAGTTTCTGGTTCTTCTTCATCATCTGCGTTTGTATTTTTAATTTTATCTAAAGCTGCTTTAACATCTTCGTCTTCAGCCGCTACTTCTTTTGCTTTTGCGGCATTTTCTTCAGCTTCTTTATTAATATCTGCTGTTCTTTTAGCTTGTCTTTGATTAATAGCATCAAGACTTTCTTTAAGTTCTTTTAAAGCTTCATCTGATAAAGTTTCGCTAAAGAATTTTAATTTTGCTTCTGCAACTTCTTGAGCTACGCCATCTTTGGCAGATGCAATTAGAGTATGTACTTTTTTAGAACCAAACCCTGTGATTTTTTCTTCAGCGTATTTAGCATCTAACGTACTTTCGTATGTAGTTATCGATGAATCTAAAACATCTCTTTTCTTTATAATAGCTTGTATTTGTGCTTCTATTTTTTCAGACATTTTATCTCTAGCATCATTTTCATCGCTAGAAGTTGTTTTGCCGGCAGCGGCTGCATTCTTTTTAGCTTCAGCTTCTTTGGCTTTTAAAGCTTTTTCTTTATCGGCTATAGCTGTTTGTCTAGCTTGAGCGTTTGGACCTGCTTGTGGTTTCTGAGCAGGTTTCTGAGCTGGTTTTTTAGCAGCTGGATTAGCTTCATCGATGATAGATTCGTTAGCTGCTTCAATATCATCTTTCTTTTCTTCTAATTGGTGTTGGATGGCTTCTAATTTTACTTCTTGTAATTTAAGTTGTTTAAGTTTAGCATAATCTCCCATAACCATTTTACCAATAGCTCCGTTTCTTTTAGTATCTTTTACAGCCTTAACACTTAGGCCTAATGCACCTATAATACCTGCTATACCTAATCCAACTAATTGAAAAACAGGATCACCGAATAAAGAGCCAAAATTATCTTTAGTATCATCCCATGCACCTTCTAATACAAGTGATTCATCTAATATTTCAATATCGAAATCTTCTTTAACTTGAGCTGATAATTGATCTAATTGTGTCATGATAGAATCGACGTCACTTATTATATCTTCTCTGCTAGGAACATTTGCAATTGCATCTGTTTTTGGTTTAATGTCAGTCGCCGGTGAAGCTTGCGTTTCAGTAGTTTCACTTAACATTTTACTATACCAATTTTCAAAATTCATATTCATAGTATTATTTTTATATACATTATATATCTTCGCTTTAAAACAAAAAAAGGGCTTCCAAATTGGAAGCCCTTTTAATATGTACTAATTTCTATTAGTTAATTAAAAATTACACTAAAGAGATTAAGTTAGTCCAAGATACGTTGTTAACTGTCTTAGCACCAACTGTGAATTTCACGTATTGTGTTTCTGGGTGGAAACCTGCTTCAACTAATGCAAATCTAGATTTAACAGCAATTTTTGGTGCCATTGTACCTTCTGCGATAGTTTGAACTGATTCAGCCATTAAGTAAGGCATGAATACTAAACCAGGACCGTTACCGTCACCTTTTCTACCAACTAATACGTCGTAGTTATTCCACTTCCATTTTGGGTTAGTGTAAACTTGTACACCTGCTACAGAACCTACTGGGTAGATTGCACCTGCAGCTTGAGATACTGTATTAGCGAATGGGTTTGGAACGTAACCAGCAACTGATTGTAAAGCTGTAGCAACTTGTGGTCCTACAACCGCGAAGTTACCTGCACCTCTTCTACCTCTGTTAGCGATTAAGTTAGCAGCAGCTAAAATACCTGTTAAGATTTTTCTGTGCTCAGAACCTTCAGTTTTACCACCATTTAATTGTGATGCAGCGATTAATTCAACGTTCATTGAAGTTGAAGAAATTTCACCTGCAGCAGTAGCTTTAGTGATGTTAGATTGACCTAATTGATCGATTTCATAGATGATCAAATCATTAATAGATTGAGTTAATTCGTTAACTAAAACTGCTTCAACTTGAGCAACAGCATCAACACCGAATTGTTTTAAATCTTGAACTTGCTCTCTAGTTACAGCAGCAGCAACTTGGAAGGTTTTAGCTTCAACTGCTTTACTGAATAAAGAAAGACCCATTAATTTCTCATTAGTTCTTTCACCTTCTTCTCTTGTGTAAGCTTGGTTAGTACCTTTTCCAGAGAATCCTGGGATATGATCTTCTAAACCTTTTACTAATTCTGCACCAGCGTATCTATCAGCGATAGAGTTTTCAGTTTGAGGATCTAAAGCATCAACAATTTTGATGATGTTTTTACCGTCAATTCTAGATTTACCTACATTAACGTCAGCTCCAGCAGCAGCATCAGCAGTTTTAATGTAAGTTGGAGCAACACCACCGTCTAATCTACCACCTTCGTAAACGAAGTCTAAGTAAGACAATAATCCCATTGGACCTGCCATTGGAATAACTGGTACTAAATCTAAAGCGATTGTTTGAGCAGCAACTTGCATTGCTAAAGGCAATAAAGTTGGAGCTTTGTCACCTGAACCTAATGTTGTAGGATTAGAACCAAATCCTGAAGGAAATGATACTACACCCATACCTCTTAAGTTCATAGTTGGGTCTAAGCTCATGTGAGCAGTTGCATCTTCATACAACTTGTGGTTGTGGCAATACTCTGACATCCACGCTAATTTGCTAGCGTCATTGATACCTGTAGCAGCCTCGATAATTGGAGACCATGTTTCTCTGATCTCTGCTTCGTTAATTAATTGTGCCATTTTGTTTAAATGTTCTTTTTATGTTTAGTTTGTGTAGATTGCATCTACGGCTCGACATAATTCAGTTTTTTGCTTCTTAACTGAGAGTCGAATATTGTATTCTTGTGTTATTAGATTATATATCTATTTAAAAAAGTGAATTTTTTAATTTTTTAAAAATTCTTATTTTTTAAATCTTTTATTTAAAGATTCAGCAACACCAGTCATATCGTATGGTAATTGTTTTGCTTCTTCTTTATTTTCTTTAACCATTTCTACTTTTTCAATAACTTGAGCAACTTCTCTTAAGTCTCTTGTTTGCCAGAAATTTCTTACTTGATATTCTGTTTCTAATCTATGATATTTAGATTGAGCTAACAATTGATTTTTCTTACCTTCTGATAAAGAATTCCATGTTTCTTTATATTCAGCTGGCATTGCAGAAATTACTAAAGGTTCTGATTGTTGAATTGGTGCTAATGCATTATTCCACAATGTATAGATTTGTGATTCTGTTAAGAAACCTTTACCTTCGATTGCTTTTGCAATTGTTGTTTTTTCTTCAAGTGATAAAGTATTGAATTCTTCTTTTTTAGCTTCTGCTATAAATTTAAAGAAATGTGGTTCAGCAACTGATTTTGCTTTAGCGCTTTCAACTAGAGAAGCTAATTTCTCAGCAATTTCTTTTTTGTAAGCATCCATTTTGTCTTCAGTTTCAGTAACTTCTTTACCAGTATCTTCACCGTCAGCTTTTGAATCTTCAATGTCTTTTTCTAATTCATCTTCGATATCTTCTGCTGCATCTTCTGCTTTTGGATATTTATCACCATCTGCATCGATAACCTCTGGAGTTTTATCGTTTGGTTCTTCTTTAATATCTTCTGCTGGTACACCTGCATCAGTATCATCTTCCATTAATAAGTTAGAGTTTACAGTTTCTGCAACATATTCTGCGTATTCAGTAACTTTCTCTAAGTTTTCTTTTAAGTAGTTTACGTATTTAACTACATTTTCGTGTGTCATAACTCCTTCGTTATAAGACTCAGCCAAATAGTTAGTGTAACCTTTGATAGCTTCAACACCTTCTGCGATGTGCTCAGAATATTGAATTGATTGATCTAATTTTTCTGCCAATGAATCAGCGAATTGAATTCCTTGATCAGCTTTTTCTGCAACATGCTCAGAATAAGCAATTGCTTGGTTTAATTTTTCAGCTATATAAGAAGAATACTCTTTTAGATTTTTAATCTCCTCGTTAGTAGACTCAGAGCTATTTAATGCTGTAAGAGATTCTTTTAAAGCTTTGATTTCTTCAGCTAAGTATTTTGAATAACTATTGAAGTCATCAGTACTAACGAATCTTGCGTTTTCCATGTTTTGTTCTTCTTTTATTTGTGTTTGTTTATTATCAGTTGGGTTGATTTCGTAAATTAAAAGATCTTGATCATCTTCAAAACCAAAAGCCTCATTAACTCTTTTTAATTCAGCATTAGCAAATCCAGGATCTGCAACTAAATCATAAGTAAATAATTGTTTGATTTTAACTTTTCCATTAGATTCTACTGTACCGGCTGCTCTAGAAGAAATGTGTAAAGGTACACCAGCGTCAACTAATGCTTTAGCTTGTTTACCAGCATCAGTGTCTAATAATCTAATTTTTCCAAGAATTTGTTTCTTGTCTTTGTCATATCTTAATTCTTCAATGATGTGAGAAACATTTTTTAAAGAAATGTCAAAGTTTTGCGGGTGATCTAATTCACCTAATAACTTAGATGATTTGATTTTAGCTTGAAGGCTTTCTACTTGAGGTAAATATTCGTCTTCGGTATAGATACGATTGTTTCTGTTTAACTTATCGATTTCACCGAACACACCTTCAAGAACATAAGCACCTGAATTATCTTGAGCGAATGCTAATGTAGAACCACTTCTTTCAAGAATCAAAAGTTTTGAATTTGTATTCATATATTTTTATAGTATATTTTGGATTATATATCCTTGTTTAAAATGTAAAAAATTAATATTATTATTTTCCGTCTTCTCCTGTTGGTAAATCTGTGTCTAAACCTGCTAATGGATCTTCTTCAGTAGAATTTTCATCATCGCCTTCTTTTTCAGAATCAGCTTTTTCTTTGTTTTCTTCTTCTTTGTATTCATTGTAATATTTACAAAGTGTAGCCATATCTTCTGGTAATAAAGTAGTTTGGCCATATTGTTGGAAGAAATAGTCTTTAAATTCTTTTTCTGTTGCAGATGCTTTGATAGCTCCTAAGATTTCAACGCCTTTAATAGTTAAATCTCCGCCGTTAGCTGTAACATCATCGATATAAACATCTGAATCTTCTGCTTTAACAGCTTCGGCTTCAAATATAAATTGTTCGAATGTTTTAATTAATTTTTTCATAATATATGTATTCATTTTATTTTATTATAATCCGCCAGCGCCTGGCATTCCACCACCCATCATAGCCATTGCGTTAGGATCTTCTGGTTCTGCAGCTTTTTTGGCTTCTGTTCTTGCTTTAGCAGCCTCATTTGCCGTTTTATCGTCGTTATTTAACTTTAAATATTTATCTACTAAGAAATCTAAATCGAAATAATGTTCTTCTTCCATAGTTAATGGATTCGTTGTCATTAGATTATTACGCATATTGCCAATAAAGTCTAAACGTTTTTCCATGATTTCCATGTTTTTCATTTCAGCAAACATGTTTTCTTCATTATATCTTAACGCGATTTGTGTTCTAAACATTGGATCCTCTTTGAATTCAGGGAATTTAATACACATTTGCAACCATAAAGGCTTAACTAAAATTTCTTGGAATGAAGATCTTAAACGATTAACGAATTTAGCAAACTTAATCTCATCTCTGATCATACCATCAGCTGCCATGTTGTTTTCTCCACCACCATCTTCGTACATAAATCTACTATATGGAATCTTAGAAACGTGCTTTAATTTATCTGAGAAGTATTTTAAAGACTCAACGTCATTAATTTCTGGACCTTCACCGCCTAAAGTTTCAATTTCTGGTTGTTCACCATCTTTTGAAGGTAACCAATATTCTTTATTAAATTGAAGCATCGGTTTACCATTGGTATTAAGAACACCTGAATCCCAATCAAAATCAACTACTTCTTTATAGTTATTCATTAATTGAGCTAATGATTGTTTTGCTCTTGTTTTAGATTTACCACCAACTGGGATAATAAATTTCATTCTATATGAAGCATTTGTAACAGCCCAAATAACTCTGGTATGTTCCATAACTCTTAATAAGTTAAATGCTCTAATTAATCTTTCTACGTAAGAAATACGTGAAGCTGTAGTAATAGAAGAGTATGAGATGTAAATAATTTGCGCATCATATAATTTACGCTCTTTAATTGGATCATCTTTAAACTGAACCCAAACTTTTTTACCATCTTCTTTATTGTAACCTGGGACTAACGTCGTTGGATCAATTTCTTTGAAACCAATAATTTCTGTCATTTCAGGATTGTAAATGATCTCAAATGCTAAATAACCATCAATTAACCATTTTCTAAAGTAAAACCATGCTGATTGATCTCCGGCAAATCCAAAATATTGGTAGATATTTCTAAATGATTTATGCATGTATGATGTAACTTCTTCAGAAACTTCCATACCGATTAAGGTTGGTGTTGCTACGAAATTTTTCTCATCAAATACAATAGATTCATCACAAAGAATATCTAAAATGTCTTCAATTTCATCATAAAGAGAAAATTGTCTTAATTCATCTCTTTTAGATTTATAATTCATGTCAAAGAACGGAAGGTTCTTTCTCATGTTAGTATCTGCCATAGAAAGTGCAGCAAATGCACCGTATATGTCATCTGAATCAACGCCCATTAAGTTCATTTGGCCATAACCAAATTGATCTTCCATTGGACCGATCGCTTGTGATTGTCTTAACACTAAGTCGTCATAATACATACCAAAAGACGATAACTTTTTAAGAGTATCGCTCAAATTAAAAGGTCTTTTACCTGTACTAAACGGTCCGTTTCTGTCTACGAATCCTGCCATTATATTTGTATTTAGTTTTTACTTATTTAATTATATATTCATATTTCTATAGTACTCTGTGAAAAGTCTCTTGATTTTCCACGGACTAGCACCATTTAACTTTATAAAATCACATAAAGCTATTTTAGCCCAGCTCTCATAAGATACTACGGCTTGATTCTTTTTAAGATGTGTTTTATATCTTCTTATAGCAAATCCAAAGCCATATTTGTCTAAATATCTCTTAACAACTTCGTATTTTAAAGATCTTAATGGACTTTGTAAACTAGCGTTATCTTTTTTAATACCTGTTTTTTGAGCAGCTATTTGAGAGTGGTACATTTTATAGAAATTATCTAAGAATTCTTCTTTGAATTTAACTGGTAATAAATTTAAGTTAATACCACATTCTGTTGTTTTATCTATTGGTAAAAGAGCTAGAACGACTGGATTCATATCCCACCATTCTAAAGTTTCTTTTGTTACTGGATTGACATAATCAAAAACATAAATTTTGCCCGGTTCAAAGGGTTTAACAACACGCTCGACCGATTTATCTTTTCTGCTTTTGAGAGCATCTGAAAACCATTTCTCAGAAACATTTCGAGCTTCTTTTTTGCTCTTGTTTTCTTTGATCATTTTCAATATTTCTTTCTTAACGTAATCCATTAATCGAGTCTTCTGTTAAAACTATAAAATTCCAGTTTCTGTTTTTACAATATTCTTTTGCGAACGTATATTTGTCTAAATTCTTAATATACTGTTCTGCTAAAAATTGATATGAACTTAAAGCTTTTTTAGAAGCTTTTTTTGGGGGCTCTGGTTTTATCAATTGTTGCTTTGGCTTGATTTCTACTAGAAATTCTTTAAGATTATTATCTTCTTGAAGAACTTTCATATAGAAGTCTGGATAATATATATGCTTTTTATTATCCGCTCTAGATATGTATTCTATTTGGACCGGCTCACTGGACCACATCATAACTTTGTCATTGTTATCACACCACATCATAAACTTTCTTTCCCATGAAGATCTGTATATGATCGGAGTAGGACCAACGTACTTAGTTGGATCATTAGGTATATAGTAACCTTGATTAAATCCTGACTTTTTTGTAGGTCTTACGTTTTTTATTGACATTATTATATTGTGTAAATTCCACTCATGTCGCTGTCTTCTCCGTTGTGAGAATTAGCTTTATTTAATGAGATAGTACCTTTGTATTTTTCTGGGTGAATTGCATTCCAACCTTTAGCATAACCTCTTTTAGCGATTTCTGTAAAGTATGCAAATGCATTGGTGTATTTAGGATTAAAGCCTTTCCAATACTTTAACAAATCCAAAATAGCAAATGATAGACAATCTTCTCTGTCTTTTTCATCAACATATTTCATTCTGTTAATTGCTTTTTCTGCCAAAAGAATAAGCATTTTTTCTGCTTCTTTAGTTAGCTTCTCTTGCTCTTTTGAAATTACGATTTGATCGTATAAATCCCTATTGTTTAAATAGTTTTTCTTTCTGGCCGTTTTCTTAACCGGCGCTGTAGTTTCAACAACTGCGGGTTTTTGTTCTGTAATGTTTGTGTTTGTTGCCAATGTATGTCTGTTTTTAGTTTATTATACGTAAATATTCAATTTTGTTTATAAACTAAAAAGGGGACGCATTAGC